CCGGCGGTACCCGCTGTAGGACCGGTAAACGGATTGGTGTTTGCATTCGTCGGCTGCGAGTGTATATTGATTCCAAAAAGGGACCCACCACTCGCACCACTCGCTTGAGCATAATTGACGATAACACCAGCCGACGGAGTACCGTAACCGATATTCACATATGAATCCGGTACAACGGTTCCGTCAACGCCGTACGCAAGATTGTTAAAGTACGGCGAATTGAAAATATGACAATCCCACAACGCTGTGGGAGCAGTACCACCAGGTGCCTGAATAGTAACACTCTGCTTGATACATTGAACGACAGAATTTGATGCCGTCAGATCTGGCCACCCAAAGGGTCCAGCTCCGAATCATGGAACGGATCCAACGTAGCGACTATTGAGTCGCGGCTGGAAGGTTCAGCACCGATACGATCACCAATTCTTGCCATCATATTGTCATAACGGGCAGTACGCTGCATTCTCTTTTTAAAGAGTAGTCACCTTACTCTTAGGGGAGGTAACCCCCAATGAAGTCGTACACTTCCCGACTACACGTGGACTCAAATCCACAATACAAATTAGCGAGTTCAGAATCACTCATGTACACATTCAAAATGTGCTCATAAGGAATTGACCCACCCTTTGGAATATTGACCGATCCAACCAGCTCTTTAGCATGGTTCTTCCAACAATATGAAATAAAGTCCCAGATTAACCCTCTGGACTTAAGATTCGGCCAAGATTCCATTCTCAATGCAAACGCACGAAGAAGCGACCAACGAATATCTATAGACGTTGACGCAAACAGTAAAGAATCCATTGTTTTTTCAAACTCTGGCACCGGAAGATACCTTCGAAATTCCGGAAAATACTGTGTTGTATGACTCAAAAAATCCAAATCAACAACTTTTCGTGGTTCCCAAGCATCTGACTTCGTCGTAACACCGATAGAAGTCCAGACCTCAGCAACAGCCTTACCCGTAAACCAACCCAACCAAGAGTCAGCAACAGAGTAACTGTTGTCATCACCACACATTTTAGCGACACATGACGCTTAAAATTGAG